GCAGCACATAGCTTTCTTCCAGGTGCGGTATCAAAGCCCGGTATTCTTTGGTATCTTTCGTCACGCAGCGGTCGGCACCCACCGCCATCATCCTGCCAAGCTCTTCCTGCAACAGCCGGTTTGTCACGGTTCCAATGCGGGTATCTTCAACTTCTGCCTCGTCGTTCAGCACCTCGCGCACACGCATACTCAGCCGCAGGTTGATTTTTACTTCCTTTGCCATCACTTAACTGTCTCCAGCAGCTCTTTCAGCTCCGCAGCTTTTTCAATCAGCTCGGTCAGCGTCTTAATGTCTTCTGCCCGCTGCTCCTGGCTCATCTTTTTCAGTCCTCTCTTATATGCCGGCGTTGCAATCTTCTTGCCAATCTTACCGGCCAGCGGTTGTAAAGTTTTCTGAACAAATGTTTTGGTTTCGGCTTTCTTCTCAGCAGTTTCAATCTCGCGTTCAAGTGCAGCCTGTTTTTCAGTTTCAGCAGGTTTTTCGGCTGTCATCTTTGTTTCAAGTGCGGCCACACCTGTTTCAAAACTTTGTAATACCTGCTCCAGCTTCTCCTCGCGTTCTTCTGTCGAGCCTCCGTTCCAGGCATCGTCCAATCCCTGCTGGGTATCATTGCGGATTCTGTCTCGGTCTTCTTCGTTTACACAATTAATCGCAAACAATCTATTGTACAAACTCAAAAGTCTCTGTTGCTGTTTCTCTTCAAGTCTGATCAATCTGTCGCATTCTGAGCGTCTCAGCTTTTTGTCATCCAGCAGTTTCAGCAGTCCTTTATTCAGATCGTTTTCCAGGCGCAAATCTTTATCAATCATTCTTCCACTTGCGGCACTGATTTCTTTCAAGGCTTTCCTGGCATCGGCCTGGTTCATGCTGTATGGTTCTTTTTGTAAACACTCAATAAATTCAGCTGCTGCCTTGCGCCGGATCATTTCATCTCCAAAACCACCACGCACCTGCAGGTTCGCGCTGTACAAAATAACTTTCTTTTCATTGTGGGATAAGGGAGTGGTAACTACATTACAGTTCTTGGCCGCATTCCAGGTCGCATCCTGTTCCTGCAACAGCATCAATGCCCGGTATCTCCGCTCGCCAGAAAGCAAAACATATACCGTCTTACCATCTTCCTGCTCCGGGAACACGACCAGGTTGTGCAGCAGACCATTGCGCTTAATGTCTTCGGCTAATATTTCAATATCTTCTCCATTGTCATTCTGGCGGAAAATCTCATTGTCCGGGTTCAGCCGGATGTCTGCCAGGCTGATATCCTTATTTTCAAACTCAATGGTCTTATTGCCAACAATCTTTCCAACCAGGGCACGGCCGGCATCGTTATCGTTCACTTCTTTTGCTGCACTGCTGGTAGGAATGTTCAGTTTCTTTTCATTGCCTTTCTTCGGCTTTGATTTCAAACCCATCTCACTTTTCCTCCTTGTCCAGTTTTTCAAGCCGCTGTTTCAGCTCTTTATAAGCCGCCACATAGCTCCTGCCAATCGGTTGTGTTTTGGCAGAATAACATACCGGCACACATCTTCTCACCGATGTCTTCACGGCCAAAGCGCTGGGTATCTCAGTCTTGAACAGGGTAGGGCCAAGCACTCTCTGGCATTCTTCTCGTGTCTCTCTTGTGGCCGCACCCTTGTCCACCATGGTTAAAATCACGCCGATTCCTTTCAGGTTCGTCTTTGAGTTCTTGCGTAACTCATTGCAAATGGAATAAGTTCTAAATGCCGAATCCTCAGAAAATGAATCGCACATCATCGGGATCAATACATAATCCGCTGCCACCAATGCGTTTGAAAGGATCATACTGTCACGGGTCGGTTGGGTATCCACAATGATATAATCATAGTCCTCCCGCACCTGGTTCAAAAAATATAGCAAAAAGTCGGCCGTAGATTCCAACCGTCTTGGGTCACCCACATCATACTGCTGTGCATCAGCCAACAGGTCCGGCAGCCTCTTGTTGATCCGCGGTGTCTGGCTGCTTGCCGGGATCATATCAACATTCTCATACTCTGTCTCCACAATATACTCTTTCGTGGAGGTGTACTTAAATCCGTCAAACATATCGTACAGCGCTTTGCGGGAATAAGCATTGCTTGTAATCGTATTGCCGCCGCTCAGTGCAAAGGTCAGGTTGCCCTGCGGGTCGGTATCTACACACAAAACCTTTTTTCCTTCATCTCCCATTAAGTAAGCAAGGTTAGAAGCCGTAACCGTCTTACCAGAGCCGCCTTTTTCAATCGCAATCGTAATAATTTTTGCTGCCATAGCTAACCCTCACTTGTCAAACTCAAAAGTCTTTGTTGCTGTTTAATTTGATTATATCACACTTCATGGCAATGTCAACGGGGTAGGGCATCTGTCAAACTCAAAAGTCTTTGTTGCTGTAATAGAGTTAAAAATAGGGGAGCCACCTCGTCAGCAGCTCCCCCTGGTTATTCTTCAAATGTTGTTTCATCCAGCCGGAACATCGGCTCTTTGCCGTCCTGTCCCATTCGCCGTTTTCCGCCTTCAATGATCGTGGCGGAATTTTCTACAATGTCGCTGTACACCACCGTGCGGTAATACTGCGCAGATTTCTTTTCCACATCCTGCCTCAGCATCACACTAAACTTCTCCAGTTCACCCAACGCCCAGCTTTTCAGCCCGTGGTTATTCTGGATGATTCCGTTCAGCGCTTCCAGTGTTTCTTCAGCTTGGTCTTGTTTGTTCTGGTTGGTCAATATCTTGGCCGCATAAGTAAACACATTTGCCAAAACATTCCGCTCTTCTACGGTCAGCTCCTTCTTGTAGCCCGCATAGCCAGCCCGGTCTTCTATCTCGCCCCGCGCCTTGCGGAACGTCATTCTCATCACAGCCGGTGGCAGGGGAGAGACCTCTCCGGTTTCAGCCGCCAACACAGCTTGTTTCTTCGCCTTTTGTTTGCGTGCTACCTCCTGGTCGCTGCGCTGGTTCGCGCTCAAAAACGCCCGTACCTTCTCCATCTCTTTGCGTGATTTGTACTTGATAAAGATATACAGATGGGTGTATTTCCGCACGCCTTTGGTTCGCACCGGCTCATAATCAAACCACAGGTCTGTCATCTCGTTGATTTCATTTTTTACCAGCTTCAAAACATTGCGTTCAAAGTCTGAAAAATTCGGGTATTTTTCTGTCAACGGTTTTTCGCGGTCATACTTGTTATCCACATCGGACTTTTTGCGGTTCATACCGCGTTCTTCTTTGGTCGGTACAGACAGCAGGTTTTTGAAATCATCAATGCCAAACTTTTTATACTTGTATCCGCGCAGCTGGTTCCGCTTGGCGGGGAACATCCCCAGTACCTCGTCCGTCACCGGCTCAAACACCAGTCCATTGGCGTATTCGTAGTCCCGGTTGCCGTTATCATAAGATAAGATAATTTCATACACACGCATAGAATAGGTGCTCTGCATCATCAGCAGGTATTCAATGCTGTAAGATGTGTAGTTGCTTGTCAGCTGGGCAATGTCTTTCCAAATGTCCTCATTGAACCGCATACTGATGGTTTTGCCCTCAGTATCAATAATCGAACCTTTGCGTACCCAGCTCATACTCTTGTACTTGGTCGGGGCAATCGGCACCCAAAATGTCCGGTTCTCCAAATTTTCTATCGTGTGCTGCAAATATGCCACATAGGCCGGCTTTTCCGCATTCACACCCGTCAGCTTTGAAAAGTCGCTGAACGTAATCGTGTAATACTTCGAAGCATCCGTGTCATTTTTCTGGTCAATTTTGGAAAGCAGCATGAACAAAATTTTCTGCTCGTTGCGCGGCAGGGAATACTTGGTCTTCTGGATCAGGTCATTGCTCTTGGTGATGTAAGAGCCAACGGCAAAAGGGGAGCCGGTCTTCTTTTCCTGCTCCTTTTTCGCCTTAACCTCTTCGTCCGTCATCACCTCTCCGGTAATCGCCGTTCCTGTGCTTGCACGGTTTACTTTTTGGTCTTTCATCATTCTGTTCGCCCGCATAGCCTGTCCGCCATGTCAAGCTCAACCTCCAAATCACAGTGTATGTATCGCATCGCACAGGTGGGTATACCTAACGCATTATATCTTTATCTTACCCTATTTTTATCCGCTCGTCAAGCCTGATTTTTTTGCGCTTTTCTTCAAAACAAAACTCGTAGTAAAATTTTTTGTGCTTATTATTATTTATTATTTATATTTTATATTTAATATAGAAGGGAAGCGGGAAAGCGCTTCATCAAGTTATCTCATTATAGCATATATTACGAGTTTCTTTTACACGAGCTGCGAGGTTCTTTTATTCTACATACGAGTTTCTTTTATACTGGCTACGAGTTTCTTTTATTCATGCTACGAGTTTCTTTTACGCAAAATCTTGCCTTTCGCTGTCAAACAACCTCGTAATTGCCGTCAAAAAATCTCGCAGTTCGCATCAAACAATCTCGTAATTCACGTTAAATTTTTTGTTTCCTGCACTTTTCGTCAAACAAACTCGTAGTTTTAAGCCAAACGGATAGGGTAGGGGAATGGTCTCGCCCATGATTTTTTTACGCCTTTTCAAATCAAAAAAACTCGTAGTTCATTCCGCTGCATCAACCATCCATATCTGGCCGTCTAAACCATATTTTTTCAATCTTTTGGTCAAACAAACTCGTAATTCTGGCTATGGGTGGTCATAAATCAACTTCAAGTCCTGCCATGCGCCGCCCGTCCATACCGTCCTGGCTTTATTACAATCGGTATTTTTTGCGCTTTTTCACCGTAAAAGAAACTCGTAGTTCAGCTCAAGCGTTCTAACCATGGATCAATAGCAGATGTGAAGTCTTTGATTTTTTTGCAATTTTCAAGGTAAAACAAACTCGTAATAGCTGCAGTAGCCAGCGCCGGCCGGATTCAATCTTGTCGCATGTATCATCTATCAATTCATAAACCGTTCATGTCAGTCGGCAAGCTAGTTATGCGCACCATAGGACTATACACCAAAAAGTATACACCCGTCATGCCGCCAATACAACAATAATCAATCCGATAGGGTGGAAGCGAAGTCCTAAACAAAATCCATATATACACAACTTCGCTAAAGTTCAGTTTAGCGAAATATGGAGAAGGGAGCAACTCAAATTATTTTCAAAACCTCCTTGACATATGACATAAAATGTCATATCATATAACCAGAGGAACGACATAAAACGTCATGCGAACAGGAGGCTTTCTTATGGCTCTTACTACGGAACAGGTTTTTGCACTAGGTATTCTTTATAACAAGCTCGCTACGATTGTCTATGGCGAGGATGGCCCCAAGGCCAATAACCTCCAGAACGCCACCATGTATCCTTTAATTGAAGTCGCGCAGCTCATTCTTCGTGCCCACACAGAACACTGCATAACACCGGAGCTGGACCGCCTCATTGCTCTAACTTACTCCACAATTACCGAAGATGATATGCAAAACGAGTTTTCTAAGCTGCTTCCCGTTGAGCTGCAAGGCTCTTTCGCTCTCGGTTATTATCATGGCCAGGCCGAAAAGTATTCGGATATCAAGCCCATCGGCCTCAAAGCCATGCGTTCCCGTGCCAACTTGACAGCCCAGCAGGTCGCGGATAAACTCGGTGTATCACTCCGTCAATACCAACGCATTGAATCCGGCGAAAGCAAACCTACTGTTCAGGTTGCACAAACTCTTGCGTCGCTGTTTCAATGCTCTGTCAATGATTTATTTTAAGAGGTAGTTTCATGCTTCGCCGTTGCACTCGCTGCGGAAGTTCATTTGAAGGGCAAAAAGAACAGCGCCTATGCCCCTCATGTCGTGAACAGGCCGCTCATAAACCACGCATGATATCTCATGTTTGTAAATCGTGTGGTGCTACTTTTACCGGTGGTCCTCGTGCATCTTTCTGCCCAGAATGTAAGGCGGAACGTGATAAGCAGGCTGTAAAAAAATGTCGGAACCTTGCTAAAAACAAGACCACTCGCCAAATTGGATCTACCGATATCTGTCAGCGGTGTGGCAAGCCTTATATCGTAAAAGGTGGCCTTCAAAAATATTGTCCAGAATGCGCCCCGATCTCCTTAAAAGAAAAAACCGAGCCGTTAAAACGTGCCTGGGCTGCTAATTACCGTGAACAAAACCCAGACCACAAAAAGAACATGCAGAAAAACGGAACAATTTGTGTTGTCTGCGGAAAAACTTTTGCTGCAGTAGATCGTAGTAATGCTTGTTCTCCTGAATGTTTAGCAATTCTTAAAAAACAACAGCAATACCATAAGGACATAAAACGTGGGCGTTATAAAAAATTATCAAACACAAAAGGAGAACCATAAGGAGAACCATCATGATAACTGAAATTATTGTAGGGGTTCTTGCATGTACCCGTAGAACCTCGGAACATGGCCCCGTCACAACAACCTATTTTACCTTTGTGTCAAATGATCCGTATCAGGCCCACCGTCTTCCGGCTGGCTGGGTTCTTCAAGGCCAAAAACCATCCGGTGTCCCCTGTAAAAAACTCGTCACCATCGAACTGCCGGATTATATTCATGATGCCAGTAGCGATTTTGGCACTCATTATATTTCTGAATATTCCACCAAAGACGGCAACGCAAACAAGGTTTTCTTTTCCTGTGATGCTACCCCCGTTCTGGACGGCTTTGAACCCGCAATCAACTCCGCCATTCAAACCATTAAGATCTCCACACCAACCCCATCCGGCAAGCGCGAGGATCTTCCCGCCAAAGTTCTTTCTGTCTCTGAACTGTACTGATACTTCCAACCGGCTAAAAAATAGGGAGCACCCAAGGTTTCAAAACCAAAAGTACTCCCTATTCCTGCTTGTATAATGATAGTTTAATTCGCCACTATGTACATGGACTGGCGTTTTTGTGGCCATTTATTTTGGCCGCAAAAAGAAATGAGGCTACCTAACTGACACTTAGGCGGCCTCATCTGAACTGGGTACATTGTCCAAGATGTATTAGGTTCATTTGCAGCTAACTGAGGTGTTCGCTTATTAAGAGCTTCAATCCTCTACTTGTATTATATACCATGGGTGGCAAGCTATCAACCTTAACGCTTAAACAAAAATTCCTGTATATCGTCAAATGCTCGCTGCATCTGCTCCACATTGTCGCCGTTCAGGTTGTGCCCCAGCTGTGCAAATTCTGCCCGCAGCAGCATGTTAATGCTTTCGTCCAGGCTATTCAGGTGCTTCTTCACACCCTCCAACTGCTTGTCAAACGTGTCGCAGCGCCCTTCCACCGTTTTCAGCCGCCCTTCAATCTTGTCCATCCGGGCGTCCTGGTCTTTGTTTGGCTTTTTCAAAGAGGTATGCCACCCTGAAAAAACTCCAAGCACACCTGAAATAGTAATGATTGCACCGCAAGCTCCAAGTATTCCTAGGATAAGATCTTTCATCGTAAATGCGAATTCAGGGTTAGGCATCTGCGTTCACCTTCTCTCCGGCAGCAGCTTCACCCGCCTTCATCTGCTCGTAAGCCGCCTGGGCAATCGCACGCGCCTGCTCCTCTGTAATGGTAACGCCGGCCTGCTTGGCCACTTCCATAATCAGTTCTGCGGCACGCTTGTTCTTTTCCTCGCCGGAAATATCGTTAAAATATTGCTTGATGTATTTACAGGCGCTTAACCCCCACTGCATCAACAGCGGGTAGCCACTCAACAGGTTTAGCGCTTTGTTTACTGTCTCCTGGGCGTTCGGCATCACATATTTGCCAACCATAAAAGCAACCACGCAAACCAGGCCCATCACAATATATACAATTCCCTGTTCCATACCTAACCTCCAATCTCTTCCGTGTCACTTGTCTCATCAATCGGCGTAAAAATTTCATCACCAGGGGGCGCATTGTCACCCTCTGTTTTTTCTTCTTCCGCTACTTTTTCCCTCACCTTAATCCAGGCGTTACACAAATTCTCTGCACTCATTGCCGCAAACAGCCCAATGTTAAAAGACGATTCCGGTAACTGTCCGGTCCTAAAACACAGGATCATGTATACAATCGCGTAAACAATCGTTGCGCCCATTGTAAAAACAATAATCTTTTTGCTGAACCTCATCAGGCTCCAGTTTTCCTTCATAAAAATCACCTGCTTTAGCTGCACTCAGGTATGGCTCTTCACCGCTTTTTGGCTGATATAACCATAAACCGTTTTGAACCAGCCGTTCACGACCGTCTCATATCCAATGCAAACAGGCTTGCCGGTCTTGGCATTCGGGCTGCTGATCACCCCAATGGACTGGTACTGCATTCCGGCACCCTTGCGCACATTCCATTTGCCATTGTTCAGGGTAATGGCTTTTGTCACAGTCTTTTTCACTGCCGGTTCAACCTTCGGCTCCTCAGCCGCTTCCTGCTTGTCCACCTGTACACTGTGCTGGTTTGCATTGGCCCACAAAATCACACCGCGGTTGGCCGGCTTAAAGTCATCATCCAGCCAGCATAGCGGGTTCTCACGCACACCTTTCCAGCGCACCTCAAAGTGCAAATGGGCACCAAAACAGTTGCCGGTCTGACCGCTGTAGCCAATCACTTCGCCGGTTTTCACCTTTTGTCCAACCTTCACCGTGATAGAATTCAAATGAGCATACAACGTTTCCAGCTTGCCGCTTTTATACGCCGTATGCTCAATCTTCACCATATTGCCATAACTGTTGGTGTCGCCCTGGGTCACCCGCCCATTCCAATGGTAAACCACGCGCACCGTTCCATCTTCCGCCGCAAACACCGGTGTTCCTACCAAAGCGCGGAAGTCGATTGCCCTGTGCAGCGCCCCACTGTTATATTTCCAGCCAGCCGTAATCACATGCTGCGCCAATGGCCACCCAAAACACACCTCTCCATTTTTCAGCCGCATCTTTCATCAGCCTCCTTTTTGTACAATTAACCTTTAACATACTCACTCTTATACAGTCCCGCCTTAACTAGCTCTAACTCGGTGCATTTGCGCATAATGTACCAGGCGTCGCCGCTGGATACCGGCCCAACGTCCAGCATCCACTGGTTGCCATCCGCACAGGTTTCGCGGTACAGGCCCGCCGCGATCAGCCCCAGCCCCTCGCACAGGGCGCGGATGGTTGCGCGGTCGCCGCTGGAGATACGGCCAATGGTAATACGCTGCTTGTCCAGCTTGTTTGGGGTGGTGTCCTCCGGTGTGGGCGCGGTGTGGCCCTGCAAGCATGCCTGGATCATCAGCTGCTCATAGTCCTTATACACCCGGTTGCAGTCCAGGCTGGTGCCGTAGCCGGGCACGCCCAGCGCGTTGCGGCTGCTGTACTGCCAGATGCCATACGGCAGGGGGCAGGTGCATGTGCTGCCATACTGGGCAACCCAGATATCGTATTTGGACAGCGCCTTGTAGTCCAGGCGGTTGCGAATAAAACCGCAGCTAGCATACAGGATGCCGTAATACCCTGCGGCCTCAATCTCCGACAAAAAGGCATGTACAAGTGCCGTGCGCTGCGCGTTGGTCAGGCGCAGGATGCACGGCTCATACTCGATATCATACGCCACCGGCAGGCACAGATGCTTGTCCTTGATCGCGGCCAGGCAGCAGCGGGCCTCCTGGCGTGCCTCCTCCGGGGTGCTTGCATAACTGTACCAGTACACGCCGTACTGGATACCCAGGCGGGCGCATTCCGCTGCGTTGCGCTCAAACTGCGGGTCAACCTGGCTGCTGTAACGGCCATACCCGGCGCGCAGCATGGCGTGGCGGATGCCCTTGCTGTAGGCTGCCTGCCAATCAAATTTGTTTTGGTGTTTCGATACGTCGATTGCATAATACATGCGCTTCACTTCCTCTGTGTGTTGTATGCTGCTGTAACTGCCCAGCTTGACCGCACTGCTGGCCGTGCTGAAATCAGCATCCAGCCAGTTCAGCGGGTTGGTACGCTGGCCTTTCCAGCGCACTTCAAAATGCAGGTGTGCTCCATAGCAGTTGCCGGTATCGCCGCTGTAGCCGATCAGCTGACCCTCCTGCACCTGCTGACCTTGCTTGACAACAATCTTATTAAGATGTGCGTACAGCGTTTCGAGCGTACCATACTTGTATGTAGCGTGTTTCAGCTTGACCATGTTGCCATAGCTGTTTGTATCGCCGCTGGTGCGCTTGCCATTCCAGTGGTACGCGATTGCAACCGTGCCGGCCTCCGCAGCGTACACTGGCGTGCCCACCGCTGCGCGGAAATCCAGCGCCCGGTGCAGGCTGCCGTCATTGTAGAGCCAGCCTGCGGTGATAATGTGCTGGGCCAGGGGCCAATGCAGCAGGGCTTCTTCATTCTTCAGCCGCATTTTTATCCTCCTTATTTTGTCCTCTTCCATATCCATACCGATAAATAAGGCGGCATGTTGTTGTGGGCTGCCCCGGAACCGCCGGAGGCGACTGTTACGGTTTTGGATTCCCAGTTCGGAATACCCCAGCCA